TTTAACAGTAGAGAAAGACGCCGTTTATTATGCAAACGGCGTTCTTGTTTCTAATTGTGACGCGCTTGCGATGCAACAGCAGATTGCTAAAGCTCCATTAACCGGGAGAAAGAATTTCAATGGACAGATAGATGAGATTCCTGAAAGCGCTTTTAATACTTTAAATGGTAATTATTCCAGAGAGGTTATTAACGCTTGATTACTCAAACCTTGCTCCAAGGGGAAAGAGTAATTTTAGAACCATTAAAAGATATAAATTATTTATTAGATTTAGCTGATAAAGACAATAAAGGTTTATGTTCAAGAAAAGAGATAGAAGATTTATTTAAAAATAATGAATGTGCGTTTTGGTTAATAATTCTTAATGAAACAAAGCGAGGAGTAGTAGGCTATTTTAAGATTAAAGATGTTTATATTATGGAAGCCCTTAAAGACCACGAAGCAAAGCCAACAGGGATAGGATATTCACTTGAGGTTGGAGAATTGATGCTGGATTATATTTTTACTCTTACCAATAAAGTGCGAACTTGCGCTTTAATTAAAGATAAAGCCATCCAGTTGTTATGCAAAAGATTAGGATTTATAGAAATAGATAGAAGCGATAACTTAATTATTTACGAAAAGGAAAGATAGTATGCCTATTATACCGATGGCTATTGCGACTGCTGCCGCGACTACGGCTGTGGCTGCGCCAGTAGTTATGCCTATTTATGGTGCTTCACAAGAAGCCAAACAACAGAAAAAACTTATTGAATATCAAGAAGGTCAGGTTGCGGCAGCCGAAGCAAAAGTTGCCGGAGCTGAAAAACTAGCCGCAGAGAACGCAGTAACTACTTTAAAGAAGAAACGGTTAGCTCAGACTAATACAATACTTACTTCTCCGTTGGGATTATCAGAAGAAGCCAATTTAGGATTGCCTAGTTTACTTGGGGGTTCATAATGGAAACTATTGGTCAAAGGCACGTTAGGATTTATGAGCAGAATAAAAACAGCAGGGCTTCTTTAGAGGCCTATTGGCAGGAGAAGAATTATTACATCTTGCCTAGAAACTCCTATATTACCCGGCCTTATAATTTAGGGGATAGAGTGCCTACTGATATTTATGACGAAACAGCTATTCTTGCTAATGCTTATTTTGCCGCCGGTATGCAGGCTTATATGTCCGGGCCGCAAACTAAGTGGTTTTCGTTATCCTTAAAGAATAAAGGTTTAATGCAGAAACGGAACATTTTAGATTATTTAAAAAACTCCGAAGATGTAATTTACTCAATGATAAACGCTTCTAATTTCTATCAAGAGGATATTGAGGGTTATCTTGGGCTTGGTTCAATCGGAACAGATATTCTGTATCTTGAGGATGATATTGAAGAGGACATTAGGTTTGATTCTTTAAATATTGAAAATGTGATTATCATAAATGACGCTCAAGGCAGGGTAAGGATAGCGTATATCGAATATGAGTATAACGCATCTCAAGCAGTGGGTAAATTCAGATCTGAAAATGTAGGTGAAAAAGTCAGAACTGCCTATGAAAAGGGCGATTATATCACTAAATTCAAATATCTGTTTTGTGTAACCCCAAGAGAAGTTTATGACCAGTCTAAAAAAGACTCTAAAAATATGCCCTTTGCCGCTCTTTGGATAGATAGGGAAAGAAAGGAAGTAGTCAGGGAAGGCGGATATAAACAGTTTCCTTTTATGGTTTCAAGGTTTGCTAAACAAAAGGGTTCACCATATGGTGCGGCAGTAGCTGACAACGTATTCCCAACAATTAAAATGTCAAATCAAATGGAATATACAGTTATTAGGGGAGCGCAAAATCAAGTTGCCCCGCCATTGGAGATCCCAGATGAGGTTTTTCTAAAGCCCTATAATTTTAATCCGCAAGGAAGGAATATCAAGAACGCTGGTTATCCTAATGAACATATTACGCCGATTAATTTAGGAGGTAATACTCCATTAGGGGTTGATTATCTAGATCGCAAGAAAAAAATAATCCAGCAGGCTTTTTATAATGACTTGTTCTTAGCCATAGAACAAATCGGGACAATGACCGCTACCGAAGTTCAGATTAGAAATAACCAGCGGATGCAATTATTAGGTTCGGCAATCGGAAATATTATGCGTGAGAAATTAAGCCCGGTAATTGAAAGAGTCTATGCGATAGCGGCTTCTTTAGGGAAATTACCCGATCTTCCTCCTGAGTTATTGGATAAAAACGGAGAAGCAAAAGAGGATTATATCATTGAATATGTTTCACCTTTAGCCAGGGCGCAGAAGTCATTAGAGTTAAATAATCTTAATCAAGCTATGCAGATTATTGCTTCTTTCGGACAGGTTAATCCTGAAGTGTTTGACAAGATTGATTTTGATAATTTAGTAGATTACACCGCAGAGGTAACTAATATCGCCCCGGATTTAATCAGAGATGATGCCGAGGTTGCTGATATTCGTTCCTCAAGAGCTGAACAACAGCAGATGGCTATGCAATTAGAGCTGTTAAAACAAGGGACTGAAACCGTTAAAACCGGCACGGAAGCCGACGCAAATATCGCTGATGCGCAGATGGCGGGAGCTAAATAATGTTTGGGTTAGAAAATAAGAAACAGGAACAGGAATTAAATAAACAAATAGCCGAAAGCCAACAGCTATACCAACGGGTATTTAATAATCCTGACGGTAAAGCTGTTTTAGAGGATTTAAAGAAAAGATGTTTTGTTAAACGAACAACTTATCCGGGAACAGATGAACTCGGTCAATGGGGAATTAATGAAGGCCGCCGCAGTATATACAATTATATTATAGACCTGCTTGAAAAAGATTTGACGGAAATCTTAGAGAGCTTAACAAAGGAGTAACAGTGGATAACATTTGCCCTAAGTGGATAACAAATGCCCAAAAGTTTTTGTTTCAAAGGTTCAGCAACAATAGAGGCGAAGTGGTAATCCCGTTTATTGATTCAGTAGAAGAAACACAGAGGCCGGCAGTTACTAATTTTATTACTAACTCCGGGGCAACAACTGAAGATTTGGCAGGATTTGATTCATTTGATAAATTCCTGTCTGAATATAAACCAAAGGCACCGGCTCAAACAGGCGATTGGACAACTTCGCTGCCTGATGATCATAAGGCTTTAGTCAAAGTTAAAGGCTGGAAAAATCCAGCAGATACAATAAAAGGTTATTCAGAATTAGAAAAATTAGTAGGACACGAAAAGATTGCTATGCCTAAGAAAGATAAGGACGGCAATTATGAACCAGGAGAATTTGAAAGGGTAATGACTCAATTAGGATTACCTAAAGACGCAAAAGAATATAAGACTTCTAAAGATTTCAAGCTTCCTGACGGTATAGAGATAAATCCTCAATTAGAAGCTGAATTTAAAGCAAGAGCGCATAAGAAAGGGTTTTTACCAGCTCATTATGAATTTATGATGGATGAGTTAGCCGGGATGCTCACTCGTGGCACACAAGCCCATAAAGAAGCCCAAGAAAAAGCCTTTAATGAATCTGTATTGAATCTTCGGGGTAAATATGGTTTAGCTTATGACCAAAAAGCTAAGTTAGCTAACCGAGTACTTTCTACCTTTGCTGACCCAGTTAAGTCCGCGGAGATAGTCAAGAAATATGGCAATAATCCAGAGATTATCGAGCTTATGGTTAATATCGGAGAGAACTTAAGCGAAGAATCTTTAGTCAAAGTCAATATGTCGGGAGTTAATCTTTCGCCTCAAGAAGCAAAGTTAGAGATTACCAAGATCAGAGAAACTCATTTAACCGAACTTATGGACGCTAGTCATCCTCAACATCAATACTGGGTTGATAAAATAGATGCTTTAACCCGGATGTCGTTAGCAAAATAACTATTTAAACAGATAAGGGAATTATCCCCTGTTTAGTAGTAGCAAGTAATGGATAACCTCCTATAAGAGGCCCAAATCAGTAGCAGGCTTAGAGGCCCGTAAGGATAACCTAAGAGCAAAGAAAAATAGGTTAATTTTACACAAACAGGAGGTTTTAAATGGCCGTTGATACAGCATTAATTCAGCAATACAGCGATAATATTATGCTGCTTGTTCAGCAGAAAACGCTGAAACTTGCTCCGACAGTAACACTAAAGCCTAATTGTACCGGAGAAGTGTCTTTTCAGGATCAATTAGCTTCAGAGGATGCAGATGAAAAGTTAGCAAGAAACGAAGTCG